GCTGCGGATTACCGCTGCGGGCTTCACCCGTCCGGTGGCCTACGCTGACACGGTGGTGGCTCTGGGCAATTCTGGAACCTCCACGACCATCAACCTCCAGACCGCCAACGTGTTTACAGCCACGCTGACCGGCAACTGCACGTTTACACTATCCAACCCAATCGCCACGGGTTCGTCTTCGTTCACGCTGATCTTGACGAACGATAGCACTGCGGGTAGAACTGTGGCTTGGTCTGGCGGTAGTTTTGTTTTCCCTGGCGGGGCAGGCACACTGTCTCGCACAACCTCGGCGGGTGCTGTTGATGTTTGGGTTTTCTTCACCCCAAACGGAGGTTCGACGTGGTACGGCAATATCGCCATGAAGGATATGAAGTCTTAATAGGAGCAAGAAATGGCTTTGACCGCTGAACAACAGGCCCAAATGGAAGTCGCTATGGCTGCACAAGCAGCCGCCGAGGCCACTCGTCACGCCAATCAAATGGCACTTGAGGCAAAGCGCGCCAAACTTGAGGCGGTGCGTATGGCGCGTGACACTTTGATTGAGAATGCTCGCAGCAAACCTGCCGACTCTCGTGAAGTGACCGCTGCCGATATCACAGCATTTGCTCAGACGTTGGTGAACTACGTCGAAGGCTAATGCAGGGTTTTGCTTACTTCCCGGCTATCGTCTACCGAGATGAGCGGCCTGACTTGGCTGAAAAGGTTCTGCCGACATGCGTCCAATACTTGGATCAAGTTCGCAAGCCCGAGTGGCCGATGCCTCAGTCCACCCATCTCGGGAACGATCCTGCCTTCAGGGAAGTAGCAGACTACCTTCTGCTGTCAGTTGTAGACCTGCTCCGTGGGCAGGGCTACGCCGTAGATCGGTACGACTTCTACCTCTCGGGTCTTTGGGCTCAGGAGGTCAATCGTGGCGCAGGCACCGACGTGCATGTCCACAAGAACAGTCAGATGTGTGGGTGGTTCTTCCTCGAAACTCCGCAGGGTGGCGCGTACCCAATCTACCACGACACCCGCATGAACAAGTCCATGATCGAACTGGACTTCGTGCAGGGCGAAGAGGTCAGCAACGCTACCAACGTCATCCACTTCAACAACATGGTTCCTGGGACCGTGATGTTCGCCAACTCGTGGATGCGGCATCAACTGACCGGCAGCAACGCCGACACCCCGACACGGTGCATTCACTTCATTGTGTCTCACAAGGAGCGCCCGTGCAGCATGTGTTGACCCCCTACTCCATGCCCATAGAGCCTTTTGTCTGGTGGGAAAACGGTTTTACGGAGCAGGAACTGAATTGGCTTCAAGAGCGGGCCATCAAGGCCGATCAGCGGGCGCAGGTTGGGGGCGATCCACAGGGTGCAGATTTGGCAAAAATCCGCCGGTCGCAAGTGTCCTGGCTGGATAAGAATCAAGACACCGCTTGGGTTTTCAACAAACTTGGGCATATTGCCTCCTCTCTCAACGCTCAGTATTACCGGTTTGATTTGACGGGTTTTGGCGAAGCCTTGCAATTGACCAACTACGACCACTCTGAACAAGGGATGTACGGATGGCATCAGGACTACGGCGGGAAACTCAGCCCCAGTCGGAAACTCAGTCTGGTACTCCAACTGACCGACCCGAGCCAGTACGAGGGTGGAAACCTCCAAGTAATTACTTCTGGTCAGCCGCAAACCGTTCGCAAACAGCGGGGGTTGGTGGTAGCCTTCCCTTCGTATGTACTCCACCAAGTAACCCCCGTGACAAGCGGTAACCGTCAGTCTCTTGTGGCTTGGGTTTCTGGGCCTGCATTCCGATGAACGCTGAATATAAAGACTTCATTGCCATCTACCGGGACGTGTACCCGGAGGAGTACTGCCAACATTTAATCTCCGAGTTTGAGCGATTGGTGGGCTCTGGGGCGGGGAATAACCGTCAGCAACACGAGTATTCCCACAAACACCACAAGAACGACATGCAGTTGAGTTTGAACTTCGGCGTACATACGGTCGGCGGGTTTGGCGGTCAGGCTGCGACGAGGATTTTCTTTGATGGGTTGCAGCGTTGCTACGACCACTATACTGAGCAGTATTCACCGCTCCGTGATGGGAAAATTCGTGGTACGGCCATGAAGATGCAGCGCACTGATCCGGGGGGCGGCTACCATTTGTGGCATGCGGAGCAAGGCAACGGCGACCATGCAGAGCGTGTTTTGGTGTACATGCTATACCTGAATACTCTTACTGCTGAAGAGGCCGGTGAAACTGAGTTTCTTTATCAGCAGCGTCGTTTGCGCCCTGAAGAAAATACAATGGTAATCTGGCCTGCGGCTTTTACGCACACCCATCGCGGCAATACGGTGTTTGGTGAGCGCAGCAAGTATATTGTGACCGGGTGGTTTTATTATGACTGACGTCGAACTGTTTGAACTTGATGGTTGCGTAAGGATCGATAACTTTATCGACCCTGCAACTATTAGCATAGTATCCCGGTATTTGGAAAATAAAATAGTTCGTGGCGAGTGGGCCGAGAGTCCAAATGGCCCTGAAGTTACGTCGCGCCTAGCGTATTACGCAGACCCATTGATTGAGGTTTTGCTGCAAGAATGCAAAGGGGCTGTGGAAACAGCAACCGGAAAAACGCTGATACCGACGTATTCATATACGCGGGTGTATCAACCCGGGGAACAACTAAAGCCCCATGTTGACAGACCGTCTTGCGAAATAAGTGTCACAGTTAATGTGGCAACTAAGGGAGCATTTTCCCCAGTATATACAAAATATAAAGACGGAGCCCCGCAAGAGCACGTTCTGAACCCTGGAGATGCGGTCGTATACAAAGGGTGCGACGCGGTTCATTGGCGGCACCCACTGGGTAGCGATCAACTTAACGTGCAGTTTATGCTGCACTATGTGGACAAAGACGGCCCAAATGCGGAGTACGCAAAAGACAAGCGTGCTCGATACGGCATGGGCACTCACGCAAGGAGTTAATAATGCCCGCAGGAACACCAAAAGTAACTTTGTTTGGGGGTAAGGCTGTTGTCCCCGGCGGTACGCAAACCTTTAACTCTTCTGGCACGTTCACTGTACCTCTTGGAGTTACAAAAGTAACCGTTGCTGGACGGGGTGGCACTGGTAACCCCGGTAATCCTGGTAACCCATCTCCTGGTTCCCCTGGAGTCGCCAATGGTGGCGGGGGTGGTGGCGGAGCGATGATCCGTTATTACTGCTGCTCAATCCCCTATGGTGCCATTGCCAACGGAGGCCCTGGCGGTTTAGGTGGCGGCCCCCCCTCGACTCGCGCAAACGGTGGCCCAGCATGCGCATCTGGGAGTAGTGGGAATCCCGGCGGAGTTGGAAATCCTGGTACCGCAGGTAATACGGGCGGCACTTCTTTCGCCCTTTGTTATAACTTTCCCGGCGGGGCGGGGGGCAACGCGGGCAATGGCGGAACAAGTGGGACTGGCGGTAATGGCGGCAGTAACGGTGGAACGGGTGCTTGGTATCAGTACAATAACCCAAGTTGCAACTTTGGCTTCAGCGGTAATGGGGGCCCTGGCGGTAATGGCGGCGGTGATGGGGCGATTGTTTGTGGCGCTGGCGGTAACGCTGACGGCGGCGGTGGTGGCGCAGGCACTTGTAACCCAGGAACCCCTGGTAGATACCCGCCAAATGGCCCCGGCTCTTCTAGGGATGGGGGAAATTGCGGAGGAGGTCCAGGCGGCAATCTTTACTATAACAACGGGAATGCTGGTAATCCTGGTAGTTCAGGTTTTCCCCGGGCGGGTGGCGGTGGGGGTGGCGGCTCTCAATGGGATACTCCTTTGGGCTACAGAGTTTATGGTGGAAGTGGTGGCGGCGGTGGCCGTGGCAATAACCCAAATTCCGCGAATTCTGGTAACCCTGCGACTCCTGTAATACCTGGAACATACCCCTGCATATCAGTAACCCCGGGCAGTTCTTACCCAATTACTGTTGGCGGTCCCGGGGGCCAAGTAACCATTTCTTGGAACCCGCAATGAACAAGAAACAGTTGCAGAAGCGTATTGAAGAAATAAACCACGACATGTCGGCAGAAAGCCGCATGGGTGATCTTCGTCGTGCGCGTTCAGTTACTGTTGGTACCGCGTTTGGTGGTACCACGGAGTTGATGCTCCGTGGCAATGACGGCAACGTCATCTGGGCCATCATGCAGCCAGTGGAAGTGGTTGAGTTGATCCATCAACTTGCCGCCAATGTGGGATGCCATATCCACCTTCAGCCTCGCAACGATTTCGCCAGTTGGAGGCAGTGGAAACACACCGACGCTGAACTTGAGCACTACCGTCATGGGGGCGCTGCACTTCTGAGTCCGGGGGTCGGGCACCCCCCTCACGTAAACGACATGGCCCCGCATCAACGTATTGGGCAAAATCTTCCTGCCCCCGAGCAGCAGCCCGGACTTCAACCCGCCTTGATGGCAAGGAGTAATGAAAATGAGCAAACTCTGGCAACTGAAAAAACTGTCGGACGGAAGCGCACTAAGCGAGCCGCAGCCGCTGCCTGAAAACTGGGGGCCGATCTTCGGCCTTCACGGCTTCATCGATCAGATCGGTGATCTGTCGTGGTTGGGCGAGTCCTACAACGATCAGGGATGGGTTGAGGTAGGCGATGCGCCACCTGCCCCCGCCACTTCATCTGCCGCCGACCTTGCTTGGGATCGTGCCAAGAAACTCTTGGCTGAGTCTGACTGGTCGATGCTCCCCGATGTGCCCATGACTTCGGCAAAGAAGGCGGCGTGGATTGAGTATCGTCGCGGCCTGCGCGATATTCGTCTGCATCCTGACTTCCCCAACATGGCGTGGCCCAACCGTCCTGAGTGAACA